GGAGATTGGCAAAATATATTTGTGAATAACCTATTGTGCTAAATCCACCAAGCATAACACGCCCATATCCGCGTTCTGTGCCACCGAATGCGTCAACTTTAATATCAGTGCCACTATTAGTAACGGTAAAATATGCCCCATAACCAAGGTTCTGTGTATTCGCAACCGGTACGCCGGGGTAAACTGTAAATTGCTTTTGCCAAACCAGCGTGTTATTATAGAAAACCTGATTTGAGGATTGATTATTGATAAATACGCTATTGGCTTGGCTTACTGCGGTATTGTTGTAAAATAGTCCCATACGCACACCGCCTTATGAGTAGCTAATCCACAAATTGCCGTTATAACTCATTGTGATATTGGACGCACGGCGGGCATTGGATAGTCTGCTATCGTTGCCTTGGCATACAGTCCCCGCAGAAGTTCCAAAGTTCTTATTAAACGCATTGTTCTTGGTAAAGGCGGGTTCTTTCCCATTCAGCTTTGTGTCCATCTCGGTTTCTGTGTAATATCTATCATCATGTGTATGGGAAATAGGCGTTGTCTGTGTAGTTCCGTCTATAATCTGTTGAATCTCGTTATCTACTATATCAATTCTGTTTGAAAGCTGTGTAGCTGTGTCAGAATTCAAAATCCCTTTCGCACCCTCAAACCAAGTATTAAACGCATCATCATACTGGCTGAAAAGGTTTGTTGCGTCAATCTGTTCAATGACACCAGCAACCACACCGCAAACCGCACTATTGAATCTGGTATCCGTTATCTGTGCTTCTGCTATCGCTGTTGCTCCTGCGGGAACAGAAATAGTAGCCAATTGAAGTTCATATACATCCGCATTGCGTGCAAGCGTTGGTGCTACCGGGTTTGTAGCCAAAGCACCTTTCTTTACAAAAACCCTCAAATAACGGTTTGTCAAATCCAGACGCAAAACAACGCTGTCAATTCTTCCCTTTGCTCCGTCCGCATTATCAAGCAAAAATTCTAAATCGCTATCGTTTTCATAGTAATAGCCATTTATCCAGCCTTTGCCCGCCTTTACCGCAATTGTCATTGCGTCAGACGGCACAATCTTCAAATTATCGGCACTATTGGCATAGACACCGTTTCCCACAAAAGAAGCAAAATAGCTTGCTATATCCTCTGCCAGATAGGTTCTGTCATAGTTGCCCGAAGTATCCACTTCGGCGTTGAAAAAGCTATATCTTTCTGCCATCAATAACCCCCCATTTTTTTATATATCGTAGGCACACAATTGCCAAAAGTAAGGTTTGTCGTTGTGCCTTTTCTTTCAATGATTTTTTCTATCGCTGTAATTCGTGTATCCAAGCGGATATTGAGCGATTTGTCAATAATGCTTACCTTATCGCCAAGAGAAAAGGAAATATCCGCGTTTGTGTTTGCTTCACCCTCGAAACTCTCCACAATATAGCAATCCGCTAATTTTTCCGTTCCACGCTGGGAAAGCTGGGCTTTATACTCTGTGTCCAATAAATCGGATTGCTGTAAGTCTTTCGCGTCTACGAACATTTCATAGCGTTCCAAGCCTGCCGCATCACCAAGAGAAACGAAAGCACGGGCGGCACCCTCTCCCATTCCCCCAACCAATGCCACGTTCTTTAGTTGCTTTGTGCTGTTGATATAGGTTTCAGACAGGATATTTTCATAATCCCTATTGAAGATAAGAGGGTTTGCCGTTCCCGCTGTCCTGTCTGCTCCCTTATAGACATTGAAAATCAGCTTTTTGTCTTTTGGTGAAAAGTCCACCGAAAAGCCCACATCATACGCCAAAGCCGTTTCTTCCAGCACTTCCAAAAGGTTTATATAAGACACTTGCTTTTCAATCGTTTCTGTAAGTCCTGATACAGCACCAAGAGAAAGAAAAGGGATAGTGCGGGCTTCATTCGTAGAAATACAGTTTTCATCTACCAGCTTTCTTAGAAAGGATTCTAACCCGCCGTTATAGTTCACTGTATCCCACACGATACGGCGGGCCAAGTATCCGCACATATCATAGCCGTTTACAACTATGCTTTCTTCTCCGTCTGCCATGTCTATTTCAATTGAATGGATGAATCCCGCAAATCCAGCAAAATACACAATATTCCCAAGCACTAAATATTGCTTTGCCTGTGGCGTATACATTCCCTTGATTTTGAAGTTCCCGCACGCATTGTATTTTGAAACAAACGTAAAACTTTCAAAATCATCTACTACACCCAAATAGGTTAGTTCACTATTGAATATTTTTATCTCCATAGCTTACACCCCCAAATACTTAGGGCTGAACATGATATTTACTTCTAAATTGCTTTCGTTGCTGTCTGCTCCCCATCGGAACTCATTTTCCCCAACTTCCAATTGAATAAAGGTGCTGTTTAAGTCCAAGAAAGAAAAATAGTTGGTTTCTTCTCCGTCTATCGTGCCAAGCACTGTTTTTTTTCCATAGTTGGTATTTACCCTTATAACCTCGCCTTTTGAAAGCGTCTTATTGATTTTGATTTGTTCGCGTGTATTCAAATTCAATAGATATGGGTTTGATACCTCGCCCTTTGCTACAAACTCCACCAACATTCCCGTTTCTATATCTCCGCTATTCTGGATATTAGCAATTTTGGACGGTTCACGCACACCAACTATAAAAGGTTCGTTTGCCTGTAAAACAAGAGGAAACTTGAACACCGCACGCCATAAAGCAACTTTTATTGTTGTTTCATCAAGAGGAACAAAACACGGATTGACGGCTTCGGCACTCAACATAAACTTACAAAGTTTATTGTTATTCTCATAGCGTGCTACCGCAAATCTAACTGTATCGGACGCGACACAGGAAAGCCTGTATCCATCTACCACTAAATCAAACGTATCAAGCGGATTTACAAGTTTTATCAAATCGCGTTTCCTTACCCGCATTTCCTCTTGACTATCTGCGAACACATAGCCCACTATTGATATAGAGCGTGTGCCTATTGTGGTATGGTTCAAATATTCCCCTACTTGGTTTACACCCTTGAATGTAGAAAGTTCTGCGTCTGCCGTTCCCAAATCCATTTCATTTAGCGTATAAATAACGTTGTCGAATATGATTTCTTTTGCCCCGTCTTTACTTCTCAAACTTACCATTTACGCCACCCCCAAAGCCAGTTCCCTTTGTGCTCTCTTGAATTGGCGGGCGCTCTCCGCTTCGTTCAATGCTTTCGGGCTGTAATTGTTTACTGTTATATTTGTGTTTGATTGTGTGCCACCGCTGGCAAAACTGCCTTGCTTTTGATATTGCTTTGCTTCGTAGGCTGTAAGCACCATTTCACCCTTGTGAAGTTCCGCTATATATCCGTCATAGGGAACTTCACGCAAACCCGTTCTATGGCTACCGTCCATTTCAGACTGTCCGCTTCTCCAAAAGGCTAACTTATCAACCAGCCAGTTTACTTTTTCGGATACCCAACTACAAATTGAATCCCAAACAGATTTCAAACCATCCCATACACTTGTGAAAATCTCTTTACCAGCGTTATAGAAATTCTTTCCAAAATTTACAATAGCGTCTACAATACCGCCGACTATCTCTATTGTTTTTTGTTTGATTGTGTTCCAGATTTTTATTACTGCGTTTCTAAAATCTTCGTTTGTGTTCCAGAGTGTTATAATAGCCGCTACAAGCCCCGCTACAAGGCTTGCTACCAATACAAACGGGTTAGCATTCATTACTACATTCAACGCGGCTTGGGCTATTGTAAGCCCCTCTTCTGCGGCTTTCATAGCCTTGAAAGCTTCAACTAATTTCATAATGATACTTGCTATGTTGAAAACCGCTAAACCTGTGCCAATGCCTACCAATCCGGAAATTATCATTTCCGAATTATCAAGAATAAAATTCCCGAAAGAAGCAATAGCATCAACAAATTTGTCAATGCTATCTTGATGTTCTACTACAATATTTGCGATTCTTTCCAATCCATCAGCCGCGAAAGATTTCACTTTCGTTATCACGGGTTCTAACACCCCGGCAATAGTAGCAAGCGTATCTTGGAAACGTTGGTTGGCTTCATTCGCCGCTATAACATCCTCGGCATTCGTTCTATACTTCTCTGCGGCATCGTCATACAAACCATTCAAAGTTTCTGTAATAAGGGCTTGGCGTTCCTGCTCCGTATTACATTTATCCAGTGAAGATTGAAATTCATCCTCACTTACACCCGCCCAGTTTAGAGCATCAGCCAAAGCACCCGTCAAAGCCCCTGTTTTTGCGGTTTCGTTCGCCGCTTCGGTTAGGCTTTCTATTGGTAAGCTATCGCCAAAAGTAGCATAAACGCCAGTAGAAATAGTTGTCCAAGTAGAAAGCTCCTCTTGTGTATCACAAAGCTTTGCTAAGTGGTTTGCGGCTTCTGTTGCCTGTCCGCTATCGCCTAAAATACTATTTAGCTCTGAATATGTATTTTTAGCATCCTCTGCCGTGTGGCCCGCATCTTCAAAAGCCGTTTGTAATTTTGCCTGTTCGGTTCTGTATTCGCGTGTGCTTTCTGCCAAAGCTACCGCACCCGTAGCCAAACCAGCCAAACCCGCTATTGCTGTTTTCGTTGCGGATACCAGCTTATTTTTCAAATCGCCCGCAACTTCTCCAATACTTTTCTTTGCTTTTCCTAATTCTTCATTTGCTTCTTGGCTATCCACTTTGATAGATAGCTTCAAAGCCCCTAAATCTAACATTTATCCCCACCACCTTGAAACTTATTTCGCAGACTTTTTCTATCCGGGCTTGTCTGCTCTAAAATCCAACAGTTTTCTAAATATTCCTGTCCCTCTTTTGATTGCTTCAATTTGTAGATGAACGCATCACGAAAAAGCATCTTGTAGCTTACACAATCAAGAGAAAGCAACTCTCCAAAATCCAGCCCGCTATAATCGGACACAACCTTTAAATCTTCCGTATCCACTATAAGAAAAGGTTTATATTTTTCCTCTGTTGGCATGGCGGGGATTTTTATTCCCCCAAGCGTTTATAGGTGTGCTGTAAATAGTCTTGTAAAACATACATAGCCGTTTCAAAATCCAGCATTTCCGCAACCTCTGCTTCTGTGAAAGTGCGTCCGTTCATATTTCTGTTGAATACCCGTGTAGTTATGTTGTTTATCTGTTCGATTACTTCTATCGGCTGTTCAGTTTCTGTCAATTCCTGTAAGCGTGCCAACTCCAACAAAAGCCCCTGTGTGGGTTTCTTCAACTTCAAAATCGTCTTATCTTCCAGCCTGATTTCATAGGGCTTTTCTATTCCTCTTGATAAATCAATCATCTTTCACCACTCCAAAAGGAAAGAGGGCTGTTAAGCCCCCTTGATTTCCTCCCTGTATTCAATTAGCGTTCCCTCGTTATCCATCGGCATTGCTTTAAATTCTGCGTTGATAACGGTTTCTTTATCCTTGGCGAAAGCCATTTCAAAACCAGCTTCGTTTGAGCCGATAATAGTGATTCTAATGTCCCCGTCAACCTTATCTTCATGGAGAAAACGAATCACATATTTAGCACCGTCATAGTTAGACGCACCGCCGATTTTAACCGTTCTTTCCGCATCAGTAGAAGTAACGCGGGCAGTAGAACAAAGTTTCTTTAAAGTTTCCCCGCACCAAGTCATAACGCCAGACTTCAAAACCGCTTCTTCCTCTGTAATCATCTTTTTAACCACAAAGCCCAAATCGTCCTTGGCTTCATAGAAAGACGGCGTATAGGAAAGAGTAGCCCCGCCCTTGATATAGCCTAAAAGATTATCGTCTACTTCTAAAACCGTATCTTCCGGGATTGCGTCTGAAAAAGCAAGCACAAACAATTTACCGCTACCCAATACAATCTTATCTTCCATTTATGTTTCACTCTCCTGTAATATCGTATAGTTCACTAGACGATGAATTCCAACTTCACTTTGAAGCGTTCCACCGCCGTTTATTTCAATGTCAAGCACTCCATTTTTCTTTAAATCACCAATAGAAAGAAGTGCTTGTCGAATCGCTGTATCCAATTCAATCGCCCTTGCCATTGTCTTTCCGATTATGTTTAGTTCCAGCCTGTTGCTTTGCTTTATTCCATCGTCAGTTAAAGGAACAATGTTGTAAATTATCTGTTCGCCTTTCAAACTGGATGAAATCGGAAATACTGGAATGGCTACGGCTTTGGCGATTGCGTCAATAACTTTTACCATAGCCCGCACCCCTTAAATTATTTCTTTGAAACACTCTTGAATTTTGTCCCTGTTATCATCAATAGCAGGCTGTAAAAACGGTTGCGGCTTCATGCCGTGTGTTCTGTGCCAATCGCCTTTCGCGTCCTGATAGCTCCACGGTGTTTGCCGCCCATCCGGGTTATAGATACCTGTGCCTTTTTCCACATATGGAGCATAGAAAACATTTGTTCCGATATACCCCACCGTTTCCCCGTCCTCCTGCTCTATCTGATATTCAATTGAATTTCTTAGCTGTCCATCATCAACAGGGCAATTCCTTTTCGCATCCGTCAATGCTATCAAACAGGCTTTTTCCAATGCGTGATAGAGTGCTTCGGGAATTTTCTTTTCTATTGCTTCTTCAAGATTTCTGATAACTTCCGCATTCGTATCCATCATCGAATTTCCTTTAAGTAGAGAACGAATTCACGGCCAGTAGGAAGAACAAACACAATTTCATAATTATCTACTTCCATACCAATAGAAAGCGTGCTGTCGTGCGTGAATCCTATATGGCTCACTTCCTTTAGCTTCAAATCATTTTGGAGATAGTCGGAATGAGCAATGTAGGATACCGCAACTTCAACTTCCTTGTATGGAATCCGCGTTTTAACGTCCTCTTGGTATTCGTTCTTCTCTATTTGGTAGGTGTAAACTTGGTATGGCTTATAGAAACTATTCAGCACTTACCCCACCACCCGAATTCTTTTGAATTTGTTTAAGGCTCTGTATACTTGCGGGCTGTAATCTGTATCGTAGCTTTCACTTACACCCGCAACCCCTCGTCCGCTCATTCCCTCCGCACCTTGGCGGTTATAGTCCTCCTCCACCATTCGCGGGACAATGAATTCTAAGCCTGTTGGAAATTCTTTTAAATTACAATAGGAAAGAATAAAGGCACGGACATTTTTTTCAATCTGCGTTTTATCCATTAAATCCCCACCTTTAAAAAATTAGGGGAAGCGATTGCTTCCCCCTTAGAAATTTATTTAAGCTGTTGCTTCTGTAATTTTTACAACCTTGGTATTATCAGTAAGTGCCACAAGGTTTACTTTTCTCATAATAACGGTGTTTTTGCGTTCCTCCGCGCGTCTTTCCTGCTCTACTTCGCTGTCCTTCTTGGTAAAGAGCGTGACAGCTTCTTTTGTGGCAAGGTAAGCAGTCTTTGCCGGGCAAAGTTTGGAAACGATAACGGGAACGCCGGAAATATTTCCAATTTGTCCGCTGTGGATAATCTCGCCAAGGTTAGCGGCTTTAAAGTCTGCGTCCTTACGGATTGCGGCTTTCAAATCCGTTCCGATGATAAGGAAAAGCCCACTTTCATCTTCCAAATTCATTTTAGCAATGGCATCTACAACCGTTTCATAAGTAGGATAACCACCCTTCGCGTAAGTCTGGGAAGTAGTAGCCTTTGCCAGCTCCGCAAAATACTTGGTATTCATATCGTTTACCATGACAGTAGAAGCACCCTCCATGGAGTAATCAACTACTTTGTTATCTGTCATAAACTGTTCGTCATAGTAATCAAAAACCTGTTGCCATACTTCAACTTCATAATCAGAAGTAGTATAGCTAAGAATACCACGCACAGTATTTGTTGAGCCAATAGCTCCCATTTTCTCAACAGCACCAGCATAGGTATAGGTATTAATAGCCTTTTTCATTCCCACATTTTCAGAAAGGCTATTGTCAATCGTCATTAAAGAACGTGTTGCCAGCTTCGTATTAAGCAAATCAGTCAATTTTGCTTCCAATACAAAATTTTCATAAAGTGTATGTGTAGTAAGTCCTGCCATAATAAAAAATCCCCCATATCTTATTGTTTCATCATTGCGGAAATTTCCGCTAAACTCATTTTTGCGTAATTTTTGGGCTTTACATCCTGCGCCCCCGCTTTTGGTGTAGCGGCCTTTAATCTGTTCTCAACTTCTGTTTTAACTGCGCTTGTAAAGGCTGATTCAAGCCCTTTTATGCGCTCGTTCATCGTTTCCGCGCTCTCTGCTACAACTAAATCTACTAAAGCAATGGGTAAGCCCTTTTCCTGTAAAATCTGTGAAGCTACAACCTTATTTTCAGCAAGTGCCAAACTGCGTTCTTTTTCAGCAATTGCCGCTTCACGTTTGTCAAGTTCGTACTTATATTTTTCTTCCGCACTCATTGCGGCAAGGCGTTCTGCTTCTTTGATAGCATCAGCTTTCTTTTTATCGGCTTTTTTCATAGCTTCTGTTACTCGCTTATCGCCCTCACGCTGTAAAAGTGCTTGTAGTTCTTCCATCGTCTTAGGAAGCCCTACATCTTCCTGCTGTTCAATATTTGTTTTTTCGTTATCCATTTTCAATTCCTCCAAGTTTTACAAATTTTGTAACCCTCAAAAATTAGTTCGTTGTTTAGTGTCTGCGCCCTAAAAAAGACAATAAAAAAAGCGGCCACGCCGCTACATAACTGGAACAATATCACATCTACAATTCGGATGAAAAAGAAACGCTTTACCCTCGCGGGCTTCGCCTATTGGCGTTATTTTGCCATTGTGACGGGAACATGTATCGCAAAGCCGTTCATCCTTTGCCACAATTGTTTCCACATACTCAATACCAGCTTTTTTGTATGTTTCAAGCGTAGAACGGTTTTGAACATGGGCTAATTCAGTACGGGCTATTCTGTCCGCGTTAGAGAAAGAAGCCCCGAAAATTGATTGTAAATCCTTTACTAAATCATCTTTTGAAGCCCCGCGTGCTACGCTATCCACCAACCCCTTTTCAATGGATGATTGTAAACGACTTGTTTTATCCCAAATTCTTTCGCTCCAGTGCTTACCATCCGCACACCAAACAGAATTCGCAATTTCCTTTACTTTCTCATTATCCAATAGCAAAAAATCCTTGGATATTGTGCCTTTTGCTTCATCGGCTATGAAGTGATTGATACAACGCGACATATCCTCATACTTACGCGACATAACCTCTATTTCTTCTTTACCTAATTTAGATAATGCCGATTCAACTTTTTTTCGTAGCCGTATAAATCGGTTGTATCTGTATAGCGCATCTGCTCCTAATGGTTCGCCCTGTTCCATATCATCAACTATTTTTTGATACAGTGCTATGATATCGTCACTAACACCCTCTAAAGCGATTTTGTAGTAGCGTGACAATTCTTTCTCTAACTCCGCTAAACTCTTGTCATACTGCTTTCTAGCCTGTTCTGCGGCTCTGTCTCCCCAATATTCACTCATTGGCTACACTTCCGAACGAATAAAGGCTTGCTGTTTGTTCTGTTTCCTCTTGGATTTGTTCCAATTCTGTTTCAATATCATCCACGAAAGGCAATTGTGCCAGAAGCGTTTTATTCGATACCAAGCCACGCAACATATTTACTTCCTGCGCTATTTCAAGTTCGTTTACAGGCAGATTTCTTGTAAAGATGATTTGCGTATCCAGATAGGCTTTTCCAGTAATGGAAAGAATATTATTTATTAGCTCCAATCTGCGTTGAAGCCCCTTTTTGAATTTGCGTTCTTTCTTTGCCGTCTGATTTTCAAAAGCAAGAATCTTATAGCGAATCGCCACGCCAGACGCATTTGAAGCAAACTGTTCATCACTCATATCCGGCACACAGCTAATTTTGTGAATGTTTTTTACGAATTCATTCTTTAGGCTTGTAATCTGTTCAATGTTTACTTGCTTTGTCAAATAGCTTGCGTCTGAATCACTATCCAATAGCAAAACGCGGTTTCGCTTCATTGCCTGTATATCTTCTGGTTCGGCTACTACATTCTTCAAAATCATGTAGCAATCGCAGAACTGTTCAAACGTGTTCACTTCATCAGACGCTAACTTTTCCAATCCATCAATAAGCCCCATAACTTGTTCAAAACTGCTTTGACGATATTCGTTGTTTATGTATTCTACAAAAGGAACGTCCTTGAAGTAGTGCGGGCGTTCCTCTGTCAAGTGTAGTTCACTCAATCCAGTAGAAGCCGTATAGATAGATACTTTTTCCTTATCATATACTTCCACCGCAAAAGTATAATTATCAATAGGAAAGAACTTTATTGCGGCTGTTATATTGTGTTGAATGGAGTTATCACAAATAAGAATGGTTTCTTTTGGGCTTACTCTGGTAAAACGGATTTGTCCATCCTCATCCAAATAAAGTTGTTCAATAGCAAAGCCAAAAATATTCGCGTCCGTTGCTATTTCTAAATCTTCGTCTGCGACATCGTTATAATTCAAAACAGAAGCTAACTGTTCATCCCCATTATAAACAATAGGCGTTCCCACCAAATAAGAAGCATAACTATCACAAATAAGGCTGGGATAGTTTATTACAATTTTGTTGTTTGGCTGTGTATCGTCTGCCATTTGTCGCATAAGAATGTTATGTTTACCCAAATAGTAACGTTCCAGCTTCTCCAAACGCGGCTGTTCACTTGTTCTGAATGTTTGGAGAATGTCTATAATTTTCTCTAATGTCAATTCATCATTACATATAATCAACGTCTATCACACTCCTTTTTAGAATCCAAAAGCGGATTTACTCATTGTTTTCAATTTGTTGTCTTTTACGCATTGAAGCGAATAACGCAAAGCATCCAAACAATGGTTGAAATCATCAATAGGCTTATTGACATACTCGCCTGTTGTTTTATCTTTTTGCCACGCATAATTTTCAAGTTCCGTTATTGTTTCAACGCAAGACGGATGAATAATCAGCTTATATTGTTGTAGCTTCTGAATACCAAAAACAATACTATCCTTGCCTTTTAGGCTCTCACGCACACGCACAAGCCCCGCGCGGCGTAATTCTTCAACGCTTTTGGGTTCAGCACTATCTGCTATCAAAAGCGTTTTTGAGTACCCTAGAGCGCTCACAGCGGCGGCTATTTCATCGTTAGTTTTTCCTCGCGCTGTCCACTCTTTGTAAACATGAATTGTTTTGTTTTCCTCATCAAGTATAGAAGCTATGAAAGCCGTAATATCAGCAGAAAATCCAAAATCAAGCCCCGCTAGATGTTCCCCTTTTAGGCTGTGAAAGTCAAAATCACATATTTCCCAATTGGAATAGACTAGCTTATCAAGAGAAGCAAACTCACCAAGCGCATACACCCTGTAATAATACGGGTTCGTTTCCATCATCTTTTCCAATGAAGCAATATAGCTTTCTGGAAGAAAACGGTTGTCTTTATAGGTTGTTTTTAGAATAAAAGTATTTTCATCCTGCGGGCGCTCAAACCATCTTTTGTAACACCAATTCACTTTTGATATTGGATTGAATGACAACATTATTTGCTGTGCGTCTACTTTGGCACGTAATCGCAAATCAAGCTGTAAAAACTCATCTTCATTTATTTCTGTTGCTTCTTCAATCCAAATATCCGTTATGCCAACAATAGATTTTATCTTTTCAGAATCGTCTAAGCCCTTGAAAACAAAAGAACTCCCGTTCGGAAGTTCAATTACAAAACTACTTTTATTTATCGCGCAATAGCTTATTATGTTCCATCTGCTAAGAACATCAATAAACAATTGCCAACATGAAGTTGAATGCGTTGCCATTACTTTTCTGATAACAAGCACTTTGCGCTTCTCTTTCATTGCCTTTAGCAACAATTTCTGTGCTACAAATACGCTTTTCCCACTTCCTGCCCCACCGTAATAAACTTCATATCTTTTTTCATAGCTGTGAAGATGTGGAAAATAAGTATCATTGAACAGATTGCGCGACAAATTCAATCTAATCTTCAACGACATTCACACAGATTTCTGTGTCAACACTCGCTTGAATCTTTTCTATATAAGCCCCTAAGGTTTTCAAACGCATGTCACATGCTTTTAGTTTTTCTGCCGTAGTACTGCTTGAACTACGCATTACATCCGTTACAAGCTTCAAACACTCTTGAATGTCTGCTACATCATCACTGATAACTTTATCATTCAATTCATCAAGATAAGCCTGTATTTTTAGACTTTTGAAAATCGAAAGTGGATTTCTACACTGCGTCCTGCCATATCCAGCAATGCGGGCTGACTCGCCCGCCTTGCCGGTTTTTATATATTCTTCGCAGAACTTCTTTTGTTTAGCTGTAAGTCCTGACACCATTTTGTTAGGAAAACACCCCTTTCAATGTATCAACTGCGTCTTGAACACATTTTGTATTTCTGTGTCTTATAATATAGTTGTCTATTCTATAATCTCCAAAACATTTATTATATACTTGAGGTTCTCCACCGTATATAAAAATAAGAGCCTCAACAAATCGCGCCGTGTCATATATAGATTGTGAAATTATTTTTTTATCAGCTTTTTCATTGAAAAGTTCCAAATATCTTTTACATTCGTCTTTTATGCCATCTTCATTGTCTATGGGAACTATCTTTTTTAGCGCATGGGCTTTATCATCCTTTACACTGTACAACTTCCCGTATTTATTGGCATTATCTTCTCTGTCATAAAATGGTTTTGGTTCATAAAGTTTATTGGAATTATATTTATAAAAACCCATAAGCTTTGGAAAATCTAAAACATAAAACTTTTGATTCATAGTATCAAAATACCAAAGCTCATTTGCTCTACATGTTTTTATCCAGCCATCTTCTTCGTTTCCTGTTTCCAATCGAACTGTTTTATATTCCAAGAAAAGATTGTTAGTTTTCCAGATTCTATTGTCTTGTTTTACTTCGCAGCGTACAAATTGTTTACTACTGTTATAATCCCAAATTCCATTTTTGGGTTCGTTGATGACAAGAAAATCTGTATCGACTTTTCTTGAAAATTTATCGTCAACAAGAGATACCGCATTTTGTTTGTGAATGTAGAGAAACGCAAGTTCAGCGATTTCACCCTTATTTTTGAATCTTTCTCCGAATGAGTTAGTTTTTGCCATAGTTGTTTTTCCTCCTTGATTTGTTGTAATAGTTGTTTGATTAGTATTTGCCATTTTCAGTTTCCTCCTTGGAATTTATAAAATTTATTGGCAACATCAAGTTGCCTATTATAATAACGATTCTAAAGGGCCTAGAAGCCCTTGAACACCTAAGTAATGATTCTATACTACTCAACTATTTCAATGCTCTAAAAGCATTATCTACAATGGCTGTGAAAGGGTAAAATGAGCATTATACTAAGTTACCCCTTTTGAACACGATGTTTCTCGTGTTTCTGAACATTGAACGCCTAAGTAATGATTTTATATTACCGACATATTTCAATGTTAAAATCATCAAGCTGAATCTAGCTTTGAACACCTAAAAACGCATGATAGCAGTACAGCGCGCCTGCGTATTGTGTTTTAGCTGTGAAGATGAGAATGACAGTACAGAAAGATTTCTCTTTCTTTTCTTTTTTACTTTTCTTTTCTTTCTCTTTATAAGCGCGTATATCTATATACGCGCTTGTATTTCTTTTTACGTGTGTGTTATGTTACTATAAGATATATTTATTTACGTGTATGTACTTATACTTGTAAGTAGTATAAGTACATACACTAAGAAATTCTAGTAACATAACACACACTAAGATACACTCGTATATCTCTTATTACACGCTTATATATCTTTACACGTTATAATATCTATACGCTTATATAATATAAAAATAAAATACTAAGGCAACACCGCACAGAAAAAGGCACCGGATGCTGCCAAATATGATATAATGAGTTTATGGATAAACAGATGACAATTTCTGCATTCAGCGATGAACTGGCACAGGTGCGGTGTTTCCCTAATTTTCTATATATACATGTCTATCTATATACTTGTTGTAAGCGTATAGATATGTAAACGATAAAGATATATAAACTTACTTATCTACTTCTGCTTATCTATACGCTTACTTATCTACTTAAATATTATAATTTATTTTTTTATTTGTATAAGCTTATGATTTATTCTATATCTACTACTTATACTTAGTCTTTGTCTTAAGGTTGAATCTGCTTGATTCGCTTGATTCTCTTTTTTAGAATGGCAAGTTAGAACGTCCAGCATCGTCGTCAACATCTTGTTCAGTTTCATCCGCGTCCATATCAGCATAATGGATATCAACCCCATCAAAACTATCATTATATTCTTTTATCTTCTTCTGAACGGTGCTATAACTACATTTCAACGTATCAGCAATCTGTCTATTCGTATAGCCCCGTTCTTTCAACACCAATATTTCTTTAATAGTGAATTTTTCATCATGTGGGTTATTTTTCCCGCCTTTTTGCCCGTTTTCAACGGCGGAAGTATGTCTTTTTGCCGTTGCTATCTGTGTTGGACGTAACAGCGTTATAAAAGCGTCAGCAGCCGAAACACCGGAATAGACAGTCTCGTCCATCAAACCGCTTAGAATAAAAGCATCATAAAATGCTAGTCGCGTTTTATCGTCAAAAAATTGTACTGAATCATATGTACTAGAATTGATAACTACTGCGTCACTCACATAATTTTTTGCCATCGTTTGTAAGTCTCCTTATTTCTAAAAGTTTATTCTTTAGAATTTTGTTCTCCTTTTGGAGTTCCAATATTTGACTTGACAATTCAAGCCATTGCTTTTCCGCTTTCTCAAGCAAAGGATTTACCGTTTTGCTGTTTGAGCGGAAATTGCCGTCTGTTTCGCTAATCATTACCAAATAGCAATCAAAGAACTTTAGCCGCTGTGCGTCTGTTAGCTGTTGGATGTCATTCAACAACTCATCGTTCATTGCTTTCAGATACTCAATCACTCCATTTTCATTATACGATTTGATAAATTCCATTTCTAAGCACTCCTTGATTTATGTTATTACAGATAGTATATTTCAACTATCTGTAATAAATCATACCATACAAAATTAGAACGTGTCAAATAAAACGGCGTGTTTTTTTAGCTGTTTTTCCCATAAAACAAGAAAATTTCAAAGCGAATTTAGCGATTTTACAAAATCATCGACTACTTTTGTTAGTGTCGGAGTACGCTTGAACACCCAAGCATAATACTTAGGATTATACTTGTTTGGCAACACGCCAATACATTGTTCTCCGGCTTCTTCAAGTTCCTGTTTTAGTCGAATCCTTGTACAAACGAATGTCGTATTTCGTTCAATGCCTGTTTTTTCATCCATTGTTTTTCTCCTCCTTATACGATTTGAATAAGAACACAAAAAGTTCAATTCCCGCGATAATCCACAGTGTATTTGTCAAGATTTCAAGAGTGTCCACTACCATTGATTTTCACCTCTTTCTAAATTTCATCTTATGGGCAAAACAAAAAAGTGCCCTAGAAACAGTTATCCCTTTGATAGCGATAACCATTTTTAGAACACCTTTGAGAATTTATACAGGGTTTTTGTATTATGAACTATTCAATTTTTGATGTTGACTGTTTTCACGGCTGATTTTGCATATTTTCTGCGCACTCTAATAAGCCGATTGTTTCGACTTGTATATATTATACCACAAAGTGAATAAAATGTCAACACCCCCTGCAAATTTTCTTTCCATGCAATTTTTCTCTCTCTTTCTCTCCTATATATTTTTAGAGTAGTTTTTCTTAGAGAGGCTGAAAATATTATAGAATATCTATGTGTTTTTAGGGCCTAAAAAATGAGCCAAACTTTCAACACTTTCTAGCCTCAACCGTTTGTTTTATCCTTATCTCTCTAGCACACGTCTTACAATACTTCCTCCATTTACCGCTTACACGCACCATTTTGCCGCAGGATTGACATTCAATATAACGCGACTTTCCAGTATAGTTGCGGTAATAGGCGCATATGTTGTCGAAGTCGTTGACGGCAAGGACGGGTTTGCCGTGCGTTGTGTTGACGTTGAATAGGATTTCGACGTTGCTGTTGCGGCAAATGCTTCTTTCTTCCTATATATTTTTGAGACATGTTCATTTTATTGCCATCAAAAGCAGATAGGAAAACTATACCTTTTTAGTGGCTAAAAAATAATTTCTAAAAGTCGAGAATTTCAAAAAAAAGAGGCTTCACCCCTATAAAAAGGTGAAGCCGTCAAGTTGCCCTTTCTCAGCCCTATTCTATCGGGCTTAGAAGCCCTTGAACATGTGAGTAATATAGAATCATTACTCAACCATTTGAATGTTCCAAACGCCTTATAAATAGGGCGTATCAGCACCTAAAAACGCATGATAGCTTAGTAGTAGCTTTTGATTTTGTTCAAAGGTGAAAAATTCTGATATTGCTTTTGTAAATCCTGCGTTGTCAAATCCAAATAGGCTTGTTCTGTTACTTTTACGCTCGTATGCCCAAGAATCTTTGACAAGGTATAGATATCGCCGCCACTCATTAGAAAGCGTTTCGCAAAGTTATTGCGGAATGTGTGCGGGTGGATTTGTTCCAAATGTATCCGCTTACAATATTTTTGAATGTTCGCGTCAAATTGATTCACTATTAGTGGATTCCCGTTTCTGTTACAGAATAGCAAATCCGTTTCATATACCCTGTCTTTGTATTCAAGCCAACGCCGCAACTCCCGCGCCATTTTTGTTCCGAAAAACACATATCTATCCCTTTTGCCTTTTGTGTGTTCGGCGGGCAGAAAGATTGTGTTTTCGTCTATCTTCAAATCAGCTACGGCAATTGCTAGGCATTCGCCTACCCTCATGCCAGTATCAAGCAAAAGCTGGATGATGATTCTATCCCTGAACTCGATGAATTTCGTAATGTCCAAGCTGTCAATAAGTTTTTGGAACTCCTTATCCGTTACGAAAGCTAAGGGCTTGCGTGTGGTTTTGATGAACATGCTTTTCTTGAATGGCGTATCGTGAATAATTCTTTCTTCTACCATCCAGTTGAAAAAAGCACGTATATTCTTTAGTGTGCCATTGATTGTAGACGCTTGAACATCGTCCCCGTAGTCTTTGCGATGTTGTGGCCTATTGCTGATACGTGAACGATTGTTTGTTGTGACAGTGTATTTGCCGCGTTCCTTTATGTACTGAATGTACTTTCTTAGAACATCGGACGTTACCTTTTTCTCTTCCTCTATGCCTTGTTCGTTTAGATATTTGAGCAGTAGCAATAGCGTATGTTGGTAATTTTGTACCGTTCTTTTTGATAGTCCCTTGTTCGTACACACCACTAAAAAATCGTCAATTCTGCGCTCCAACATAGTCAAAACACCCTTTCTTTTGATAGCCAACCTACCCGGAAAGTATGTTTTGTTACAAAAAAATAGTAGGTTGGTAGTTTTGGAATGCTACCCTAACCTACTGCAGAAAACTTATGGTGAACTTTTTCAAGTGAAAATCGCAGAAATGGCTTTGCGCTGCGGTTTTTTGCATGTAAAGTCAAACAAAAGTAACCTGCCCTGCCGTCTGCGCCACACCAAAACCTACCGAAATGGCAGGTGGG